GGGCATTCGCTCACTACAGCTTATCCAACCATCCGGAGTTACCGGATAGTTGCCAGCCTGAACAGTAGGCATATCAGGACCTTTGCGAATCGCCCTGGCAAGATCGATTGGGTCGTCGTACAACCAGTCACCTGTTTGCGGATGATTGGCTTCTGCCAATTGTGCAGCCCACTCCAGGCCGTCTTTGTGTCCTTGCAGATAGTCCAGCGGTAACTCATCACTATTACTTACAGGTTCGGCCTGAAGCATGGCGGCGCGGCAGGCGTTCCAGCCTCTCACCTCTGCAATAGCGGCAACAGCATCGACCGCGTACATTTTAAGAGGGTTAGGCATTGGTTTTTCTTCAGGTACTACTGGCACTGGAGGGGCGGCATAAACAGGAATAACGTCCGATTGCTCTTTATTGCTTTCATCCGTCAAAGCCCAGAATAATTTCCCGGCCGGATGTTTGAAAATATAAGCAACTGGATCTGCTTCCAGCGATGCCAGTGCAATTTCATAAGCCCGGCGTTCAATATTGTCTCGAACGTCCAGGCTGCTGATACGCTCTTTGATTTCTTTAATCAGTTCTTTGTCGGTAAAAGTAGTCATGTGTTAGTCCTCATCCACTTCAACGCCATCTTTCAGCGTGATGCCGTGCCAATCATCAGCCCAACTGGTTAGCCCTGGCGCATCAATGCTAGGCATATAAACGCTTGCAGTGTGGTAGCCCTTATCGTTATCAATGCTGGCAACGTGCTCGCCGTTGTATGCGCTCAGCGTGTCCAGGACGCTATAAAACTTTCCTCCGGCTGCCCTGAAATCCTTTACAGCCTTCACAAGGCGATTCCACGCTTTTTCCTGTTCTGGCGTCAGGTCGATTAATTCCTGCAAAGTTGCCATATCACTCTCCTTTGATGCCAATGTTTACAGCCTGACAAGCCTCTTTGAGCACCCAGTCAACAGCGTCTTTCCATGCTCCGGTTTCGACTGGCGGATTTTCACGCTTAACCTGTTCATAGAAGCGCACTGCTTTAACCAGTCCTTCCGGTACTACTGGCGATGGTTGTTTAGCTTCTAAATCAGCAATTCTGTCAACCACGACATCTACGGCATCTGAAAAGCCGAACCAGTTACTCCACTCCGGCCTATCCCCGGTTGCTGCAAAGTACATATCAGCTAAAGCAGACTCAGCATGGTCACGCTCATCGATGAGTTGCTCTTCGCTTTTCTCCAGTTCAGCAATACGCTTACTCCCATCCGAGATAACACCTTCGTAATACTCACGCTGCTCGTTGAGTTTTGATTTTGTCTCCTCAAGCTCAACTCTCAGCTTCCCTACCGTTAGCGCAATATCCTCGTTCTCCTGGTCGCGGCGTTTGATGTATTGCTGGTTTCTTTCCAGTTCATCCAGCAGTGCCAGCGCGATATCTGGCGAAAAGTGCTTCATAAAATCGTTAAGCGCATTAATTCGCTGATCGAAGGGCATTACAGGTGCTTCACCAGCAATTTTTGTTTTTTCAGCGATTTCACGAAGCTTTTGATAATCAATCTTGCTCACTGGTTGCCTCCTTTGCGAAGCTGGGCAGCAAAGTCAACTAACCACTCAGTCATTTCAACCTTCCCTACCAGGTCTGAACCAGGGTGCATACAGCAATCACTCTGCGCCGCTTTGAAATCCTTATACTCATATTCTTGGGCCACCAGATTTTTTGCAGCTTCTATAGCAGCATCCACCCCCTGCGCCCGCACTTCAGACAGGAAAGCATCGGTGGCTGGCATATTTCCTGTTGCCTTCATTGCCTCCAAAATAACCAGAACGCCATCTCGCCCAATCTCCTCGCAGATAACCTCGGTGCTGTCGCCAACAACATCGCAAAATGCCTGAACTGCTTTACGAGCCAGCGCATTCTCCGCAGCCAGCGCATTAGCACGCACCAGTTGCACTTCCAGTTGCGTTGCCAAATAGCTGATCAGCTTTGCCACACTGCGCATATCAACGGCACCACATTCTGCTTTCAGTTCCGAAGCCATCTCATGCCCGGCGGCAACTAACCCTTTGATATTACTTTCCATCTTTACCCTCGCTTATCCACATAACTTATTGATTACATTGACAACTAAAAAGATCGTCGATTCAGAACTCTTCGATGTTCCAGCCACCACCTGCTTTCTTTGGCTTAACCGTTACCCCGATGATTCGGAACGGATACTGATCTGCGGCGACTTTGGTTTTCACTCTGGCGTCATCGGTCCAGAATCCCCCTTTCACTTCGTGCAGTTCCATCTCGCCGGTGGCGAGCATCACAGCAAAATCTGGCGTATAGAACGTGTTGTCAGCTAACCGCAGCTTGATACCCTCAAATCGATACCAGACGATTTCTCCTGCACGTTTACGCAGCTCAAGGTGCTGGCAATACGCAGATTCTGTTTTGTTCATCTGGCCTGTTTTGAGTCGACCAAGAGCCTGCATCTGTTTTCTCATGATTTACCCCTTAGGTAATTAAAAACCACATAAGACACGAAATCAATAGATTTTAGAATATTTTATTACCTCTAAGGTAATTATCGAGACGTAAAAAAATGCGCTATCGCGCTGGTATTACTTGATAAATCCTGACGCCTTTCCCCGCCTGTATTCCTCCATCAGCCACTGCGCCGGTGTTATTCCCCCAAGGGTGGCGGCGTTAGGCATGCACCCGAAACTTCGCCCTGGTGGATGGTAAACGTCTCTCCCTGTGTCCGGAGGCGTACTCATGGGTTCTGGCTTTGCCTGTATGCTGATCACCGGATCGGGTATCTGCTGTCCGGAAGCCACCTTTTTCGCCCAATCATCGAGCAGCCTGCGCGCGTGTTTCTCAACCTCAATCTCGCTAAGCTGGCGCTGATACATTGCACGGCGGGTATCACATACGACCCAGTACATAACCGGATGTCGCCACGGGAATCTTTCGGGACCACCAGGATATAAACTTTTTTCCTTGCTGTACCGGTGAAACTCCGCCATCACATCGTCAATGGTGACGCCAAGAACCATCTTGCTGTCTTTACACCACTTGATGAATTGCCCTGGCGACGGCCAGAACGGAGACTCACTGGCGCGGGCGTGGCGCATACCAGCGTTAACCTGTTCCATTGTTGTGATCCCATTCTCCAGAAACGCAAGCATCCATTGTTTTCGAAATTCGTTTAGCTTTCCTTGCTCGCTGATAGCAGCGATGCTGCCTGGAAATGCAGCCTGTAACTGGACAAACATTTCGTTGAAAATTCTTGCAACCTGCTCCTTCTTTGCCCTTTCATCGTCAGCAGAAGCAACCGCCGTCGAGTGGTCATGCCCACCACGAAAGCGATCGTACTCATTAAGAAGTTCTGGAGTTGATTTCATCCCACACCTCATCTATCCAGTCAGTGTTATGCCAGTCAAGGCTCTTTCTGACTTCACCTGATTTCTGTCTACAGAACTGGATGCGCCTTGCCAGCTTCTGCTCCCACTGTGCCTGATGGTATGCCTTACCCTCAGCCATCCAGTAAATTCTGAACTCTGCAAGTTCCTGTGCCGTTGGCAGACTGTCCAGGTAGATTCCCTGCAATGAGCTTTTCCGAAGAAAGTCATCTGATGGCTGCCATTGTTCATGCATGACAAATTTGCCTAATTGCCCTGGCCCACCAGGAGGAACAAAGTTATTCATCACGGCGTTGTTTGCGCCGGGGTCATGAGGCACAGAATCCCCGGTTTTTGTCCTGCTCTCCCTCTCTTGGTTAAATGACTGGTTATATGACTGGTTCTGGATCCCGTTTTTGGGATCATTCAACATCCCGTTTTTGGGATCATTCAACATCCCGTTTTTGGGTATATTCCCGTTTTCGGTAACATTACCGTTTTCGGGTTCATTGCCCCCCTCCCGGTTGCCTTTAATGTTCCCGTTTTTGGTTATATTAAGAGAGAAAACCCGCACTCTTTTTGTCGCTCCCTTTCTCTCTCCGGTATCTGAAATAAGCCCCATTTTCATGAGCGATATAAGCCCGGCCTGCACGGTTTTTTTATTCAGGCAAGTGTCTTTAACGAGGCGTTCTATGCTGGGGTAGCAGAGGTTATATTCATCGGCTCTGTCAGCCATCGAGAGCAGTATGAGCTTTAATGATGAGCTACCTGGATCTGTCTCCCAGGCCCAATCTGTTGCATGTCTGCTCATGATTAATCTCCGCTATCAGCTTGAGTGTTGTGGGGAGGAATTAATCATGATCTGCTTAATCTCTGCCCTGATGCGACGGTTTGATTCCATGGTGCACTCAACACAGTGTCCGTTGTAAACCCAGCGTTCACTGTCATGTCCATGCTTACATGGTTTTCCGGTGTAGTAGCGTTTAAGTCCGCGCTTTGCGGCATCAATACGTGTAATGATTTCCATGGTAAGCCCTGTTATTAGTATTGGGATTACGGTCATTTTGTGCTGACACAAAAAAAAGATCAACCAGATTTGGTTTTTTATTACCTTTGAGGTACGAATAGATATGAAAAGACCGCCGGGTGGCGGTCTACAGAGGGTTGTAGCTGGATATCATGAGTAGAAGAAGTATGCCAGTTCTACTTTTGAGCGCAGCCATTGTCTTGTTTTACAGGCTTTAAAAAGCCCATTCATCAATACCTTACCTGGCATTTTGCGCTTACCTGTTAAGTGAGTCTGGATATAGTGACTCGTCGTTCCGGCTTCCTGTGCGAAGGCTTCACGCTCATCCGGAGTAAGTGCAAGCCAGTGCTTTTTGAAATCGAAATGTCCGTTATCGCTCATAGCTATTGCCTGATATTTATTTCAGATAATAAATATTCACCCATAAGGTAACAAAAATCAAGGATAGTTACCTACGGGGTGCATTTACCTGTTGGGTAATATTGCTTTAAATTGAATCATCTACTGATTCATATATGAGGCGATTTTCCAGAAAATGAAAAGTATCCAGGACGTCCGCAGGCAAAATCTCAACGACTTGATCGACCGTGAATTCAATGGTGTTCAGACGCGGATGGCAGAAAAACTTGGAACTCAGGCAAATCTGGTAAACCGCTGGGCTCTTGGCAAGAAGGTTATCGGCGACCAGGTTGCACGAAAAATTGAAGCTGCCGCCAATAAACCCCGTAACTGGCTTGATATTGATCGTTCGCTTTCTCAGGAGGGTTTTCAGCCTGTCGGCCCGAGCGATATAGGTCAGCTGGCGGCTCACAACCTGGAACGCTGGATGAGCGAAAGCCGCGACCTTTCAACACAGGGAAAACTTCACCGCGCATCCGGCGTCGCCCAGGTGACAATCAGCCGCCTGTTAAACAATGAGGTCAGCGTTTCCATTTCCACTCTGGAGAATGTTGCATCCGCATTCGGGCGTCACGGATATGAACTACTGATTCACCCGCACGACCCTGCGACTATCAACTATGACCGCTCACGCTACGCATTGTTACCCGAAACCGAGAAAGCAAAGATCGAAAGTTACATTGAATTTGTCATCAACCAGAACGAAAAAAGCAAACAATAAAACTATAGTTTTCAGTAAGTAAGCCGCCTCATGCGGCTTTTTTATTGCCAGATAGATTACCTTACGGGTAATTTTTTTAACTCATATCTATTGACACCAAACCAAATAAGCATAATTATTACCTCAACGGTAACAGACCGAGGTAACAAGTTATGCAGTGGAAAATCATCAACGGTTGGTACTGCGTTACTGCATGCGGATTCATGAGCTGGAAGTTCCGCACCTTACAGGAAGGCATTAAGTGGGCTTTCGTCAGCAAAGAAGCTCGCGATGTAGCCAACGATAACGAGATATGGGAGGGCTGATAATGAACGTTAATCAGCAGAAAAATCTTCAAAAAATCATGCTGGCATTCGACAAGGACTACCGCCTGTCAGAACAGCTATATGACCGACAAGTTGAACTGATTGAGAGCATCCGACTTCATCAACTGTCCTCAACTTTCGACGTTGTAACAGGCAAAGGCGTTCGTCAGGAAGTGCTGGAGGCTGCTAAAGACAGCCCTGAGTTCGAAGAACTGATAGATTCCTACCGGCGCGAGGCAATGGCAATTATCGCCCGCTGGGATCTGGCGGATCGGATTGATGGGCAGAGGGAAGCGGCATGATGCAGAACGCTGGAATCATGGATAGAACAAAATACATCGGAGGAAGCGATGTTGCAGGGATTCTTGGAATTAGCCCATGGCGCACCCCGCTTGAGGTTTATCTGGATAAGGTCCAGCCACGTGTCAAACCAGTAGACCAAAGCAAGCAGAAAGTTTTCACGCGTGGCCAGCGTATGGAGCCATACGTAATAGACCTGCTTTCTGAGGAAACAGGGATGGAAATCGTTCATCGCGGAAACCGCTATATCCACCGTGATTACGATTTTATTGCAGCTGAGATCGATGCAGAAGCAGCGTCAGGCGAGAACATTGAGATCAAAACAGTTAGTCCGTTCAAAGCCAAAGAATGGGGAGAAATCCAGACAGATGCAATTCCTGTGCATTACACGGCCCAGGCCATGCACGGGTTGATGGTTACAAACAAACAGGTATGCGTTTTCGGTGTGCTTATCGGTGGCGACGACTTCCGAATCTATCGGGTTGAGCGTGATGAAGAAACTATCCAGGCGATCTTAGAAAAAGAAATCGCTTTCTGGGACCGAGTGAAAAATCTTAACCCGCCGGAAGCTACCAGCGTAAGCGATGTATCGCTGATGTTTGAGAAAGATGCCGGGACAAGTATCGAGGCTGACGGAAAGGCACTCGCACTATTCAACGATCTACGAGACATGAAGTCACGCAGAAAATCACTGGAAGAAGAAATAGCTATATCAGAAGAGAAGCTGAAGATGTACATGCAAGAGCACTCAGTCCTGACCCTGGACGGAAAGCCGCTCTGCACATGGAAATCTCAGATCAGCAACAGATTCGACCAGAAGCTATTCCAGTCAGTACACCCTGAGTTATTCGAAAAATTCAAAACAACAACGACACAACGCGTCTTCAGAATGAAGTAAGGAGAAAAAATGTCTATCAATGCACTTAAGGCAGCGGCTACCGGTAACCAAGTTGCACATCATAATGAGAAACCAACAACTCTGGCCGGACTTCTGGCAGACCCAAAAATTAAAGCTCAGATGGCTTTGGCACTTCCAAAGCACATGACAGCAGACCGTCTGGCGCGCATAGCAACCACAGAGATCCGAAAGGTTCCAAAACTTGCATCATGCGACCAAGCCAGCTTCCTGGGGGCAATTATGCAATGTGCCCAATTGGGTCTTGAACCAGGCGGAGCTCTTGGACACGCTTACCTGATACCGTTCGACAAACGCCAGAAAGTAAATGGAAGATGGGAAACCGTATCTACAGAAGCACAGCTGATTATCGGCTATCGCGGAATGATTGACCTTGCCCGCCGCTCTGGGCAGATCCTGAGTATCTCGGCTCGTACCGTACATACAAACGACAAATTCAGCTACTCATACGGCCTGGAAGAAACGCTCGAGCATTTACCTTGCGAAACAGGTGACCGCGGAGAATTAACGCACGTTTACGCCGTTGCACGACTGAAAGATGGCGGAGTCCAATTTGAAGTTATGAGCCGGGCAGACATTGAGAAAGTTCGTGCACTGAGCAAAGCCGGTAGCAGTGGCCCATGGGTTGATCACTTCGATGAGATGGCTAAAAAAACAGTAATTCGCCGACTATTCAAATATCTTCCTGTTTCTATTGAAATGCAGAAGGCTGTTGTTATGGATGAGCGCGCTGAAGCTGGACTTAGCCAAGATAACGCAGCTGTTATCACTGGTGAATATTCCGTAGTTGACGATGAGCGTCAACACCTGTCGCCAATTTCAGATTCAGAACGAGAAGAAGCTCGAGAATATATCATCGCGATACTTAATAGCCTGGATCCATCTGCTGAAGATGCAAAAACGATGTTCAAGCGCGCTGAAAATGAGATTAACACCATGGCTGAAAAGCTCGGTGATGAATATCACCAAAAATTCATGATGACGCTTAACGATATGCGTCCAGAATTCGAGTAACCACCACCGCGGTGCCACACGCGCCGCACTGCAACCAAGAGAGGTATTTATGAAAGGTGCATTAGGTAAGAAGGAACTCCTGGCGGTGGTGCCACTGTCATGGAGCACTATCGACCGTATGGAGCGCGCAGGGGAATTTCCTAAACGCTGGTATATCACTGACAAACGCTGCGCATGGAACCGTGACGAAGTTGAGCGTTGGCTTGATGAACGTCAGGCAGCAAGCCCGGCAGAGTTCCATGGTAAAAAACCTCCTGTTCAGCAACGTGTATATCGTCCCGTGAGCAACGCTGCATGAGTGCGCTGCTAAGGAACTGGATCAAATGGTCAGGATGGTACTTATTCCTGGCCTCTGTTTCAGCATGGCTTTATCTGCTGGCATTAATTTTCAGAGAGGGTTGGATTAAGTGAGAAAGTTAAGCCGACTTGAAAAATATCACATGAATAAGGTTTCAATGCGCAGTCCGTCAAAGATTGTCGCCGTTACTCCTGCGGCGATAGAGATCGAAAAACGCGCGATTGAAAGAGAGAAAAAAGGGCAGTTCCGCATTGCCGCTCACCTTTGGCTTCAGTGTATGGATGTTGCTTCTGGTGATGTTGAGCGTGCAAGGATCGCGGTTCGCAGGGACCAATGTATCACAAAAGGTAACGGCCTTCGCCGTGGAGACTATAGCGGTATAGGATGTTGCGGGGTGGTTTATGACTAAGAAATACACACTAATCTATGCAGATCCACCCTGGGTATACCGGGACAAAGCCGCAGATGGTAATCGCGGTGCCGGTTTTAAATATCCGGTTATGAGTGTGCTGGATATCTGCCGCCTTCCTGTGTGGGATTTGGCCGATGAAAACTGTCTGTTGGCCATGTGGTGGGTGCCAACACAACCACTCGAAGCACTAAAAGTTGTTGAAGCCTGGGGATTCCGTCTGATGACGATGAAGGGCTTCACGTGGATAAAATGTGGTAGTCGACAACCAGATAAACTGGTTATGGGTATGGGACACATGACTCGCGCCAATAGTGAAGATTGCCTGTTTGCGGTAAAGGGAAAACTACCTACGCGCATTAATGCAGGGATCGTTCAGTCATTTACCGCACCGCGGCTTGAGCATTCAAGAAAGCCAGATATCGTTCGTGAAAAACTTGTGCAATTATTAGGCGATGTTTCTCGCATTGAACTGTTCGCCCGCCAGACGTCTCATGGCTTCGATGTTTGGGGTAATCAGTGCGAAGACCCGGCAGTGCAACTACACCATGGATACGCGTTGGATATTGGCGGATTAACAAATGCATTCAGCAATGCTCCGCTGTCACCAACAGACAACCAGGGGCGGGAGCGTGCTGCATGAACAGGGCATCACCAGCAGATTTAAGAAAATGCCTTGAAACTGCAAACATGCTTGCACACAGCGGGATCAGGTTTGTTCCAATTCCCGCTGTCACTGATGCTGAATTTGCAACACTGTCAGCAATATTCGAAAACAAAATTGAATCACTGGCAGCAGAAGCAGAGATGGAAGAAAATCAGCAGAACTATTAAACGTTATTCCCCCGCCATCCACTTCTCAAACTTCGACGGGGAGAACGGAATCAGATCCGTATGCTCCCCGTCAATCCATGAATCAATCATATCGGCCCACTGCTGCAACATGTAGGCGCGCTGTCTGGCGTATTCCGCTTTGTTATATACGGCGCGCACACCTTTCTGCTCATGTGCCAGAGCCTTTTCAATCCAGTCTGAAGGATAACCAGCCTCATGCAACAACGTACTGGCTGTACGGCGCATATCATGTACAGTGAAGTCCTGAATATGCTCACCATCTTCATTTATTATTTTCACCGTTCTGTCGATCAGAGAGTTCAGCGCGGCATTAGATAATGGCTTCCGGAAATTGTAACGACCAGGAACCAGATATTCACTTCCACCAGCGCACATCTGCAACCCGACCAATATATCCTGTGCCTGTTTAGGCAGGTAAATAACGTGCGCCCGGCTTCCCTTCATGCGGTCTGGAGGAATTGTCCATGTCCATTTTTTAAAATCTATTTCATCCCACGTTGCATTGGTGAATTCGCCCTTACGAACCATAGTGATAAGCACCAGTTTTAAAGCCATTTTCATAGTGCCCATAGCACCAATGGCATCCAGCGTGCGGAAGAACAGGCCAATTTCTTCTGGTGTCAGTGTTCGCTCTCGTGGTTTAAATATGGCGATAGACGAAGGTTTAATGTCAGCCGCAGGATTAAACAAACCATGACCACGGTCATTGGCGTGACGGTATACGCTACTGATGATCTCCCTGGCCTGCACTGCTGTTGCCCGGCCACCGCGTTCGACAATCCGGTCACACAAATCACGAACCATTGATGTGGTAATTTCAGCCATCATTTTATTGCCAAGAACCGGAAGTATGTCACGGTCGATCACCGCCTGTTTCATTGCGCGGGTACTGTCAGCCAGGATGACGTGTTTCATATAACTGTCGGTATGTACCGCAAACGTCTCGGCACCACGAATCTTTTTGATACCGTCACGTTTAGCCGCAGCCGGCGACTGGCCTGCTTTAAGCAGCTTCTTTGCAGCAATCAGTTCTTCTCGCGCTTCTGCCAGGCTGATACCGTCACGCCCATACTGCCCGATTACCAGTGTTTCGCGGCGACCGTTGATACGGTAGTCATAGCGAAACGAGACCGTACCTGACGTAAGCACAGCTACATACAGCCCGTCACGATCGGAAACTTTGTACAGTTTGTCCTGTGGCTTGAGGTTCTTTAATTTTGTATCGGTAAGCAC